TTTCCTTTGCACCATTCTTACTTCCTTTCAGCCTTTGGCTGCGCTGATAGGTTGGAATACCCTTGTATATCTTCTCGGAGATGTTATAGGGGAACAGGAGGTTGAGAATGTGCCTTATATTGACAGCACTGTCAATATTGTCATTCTTAGGGACAGAGTTCGTCGAACTTTGCCCATGGAATGCACCGTTTCCTTTGAACAGGCTTCGGCCCTGTTCACCATCATGTCAAATCATGTTACAGCTTCTATGATTGCGTCCACCTACTATCGCAGAAGAGAAACCAATCCTCAGGATCCTGAGTATGATTTGGTCATGAAACAGCTTGTTCGAATGATTCAGACGACAAAGACTCGGATTTGGGATTTGCCAGGTCGCGAGGTCTTCCTTTTCCAGATGATGATTAGCGGTTTTAGGGCCGCTATCGATGATTCTATGAGGAGGGCCGCTGTCATTTTGAATGTTTTCAGGCGGAATGTTGATGATCCAGGCGAGCAGCTAAATATAGCGTACTCGCTTGCGAAAATCAATTGGTGTCGGAGACAGAAGCATTTCATTTCTCTCCGCGGAATGCGTGAGGGTCATGCACAACCAGTCCCTGAATTTCAGTTCAGGGCAGATCCGAGTTACCAAGTCCAATCTGGTGACGATGAAGATCTTCTTCTTTCCACTCCTGAGGGCATCAAGGCTTCCTTCGACTCAATAGTTGAAGGAAAATATGTCGAGCAGGGGTGGTTGGAAGACGTCCTTGGGAAGTACATGGCTGAGCCAGCTGGCAATCTGGTTGCAAAAGCAGGGCAGCATGCCGTCAATGGCATTGTTGCTGATGCAAAACAGGCTATTGAGAATTCTGTTCCTTTCAAAATCGGATCCACAGTTGTTGATGCTGGGGTGACGATAGCGAAAGGGCTTTATGCAGTCTTTTTTCGGCTTGTTGAGCTGTTTCCTGTCATAATGCCTCTGTTTGCTGTTTTCTCTTGCTACATGTTCAGGGAAACTGGTGAAGTTAAATGGGCAGTGATTGTGGTGTGCGTTGCCATGGCAGGAGGGTTTCAGGCCGCAAAGTGGTTTCATTCAACTTTGCTTCCTAGGCTCCGCCAAGCGTGGTCCATCATTGCGCGTGGTGGTTCAGACCCTCCCGAAATGGTTGACGCTGGCGTCGTCACCGACTTGAATTTGACAAATCTCATGTTGGATGATGATGTCGAAGCTCCGATCAACACGGCGAATTTTATTTCGTCGGCAGCTTCATTTTTCTCTTCCATGTTTCAGGGAGGTTCGCCTCCCCCCAAAAACTCTGAATCAGTTGGAACTGATTCAACATTTGCTCCGTCTGAGACGGAGGAAAGTCCAATGACCGAACAATCGGGAGTTGGCGATTTATTGTCGAACGATGTCTTGGCTGGCGTCGCTTCGACTGCATTACTCACAAGTGGGCTCTTTTTGAAAGAGCCAGCCAGCCTAGTCACAGCCTTTAGTCGGTTCAATGCAGTCTCAATTGGATTGACGGGGCTTTTCACCGTCATTGTGAAAATTGGCGTTTTTGTCATGGAGAATGTGGGTTACGACTACCCTTATTCTCGTATCCCTGGCCTCAACGGCAGGGACATGCAGGTTTCTGCAATACTTGACAAGATCGTCATGATCATTGACAAATCAAACAAGGGCACTATCCCAAAAACGACCCACAGCTTGATTGAGGTAGAATGCCTTATCAAGGATGGTAGAGCAGTTCTGTCTTCATCTCATGGTTCAGCATTGTCTGGCACTTTGTTCAGGCGACTGGAGGACCTTGAGAAAATTCGGGCTGCTCTTGCCATGAAAGTTGGGAACTCTGCTCTTGTTAGGGCTCAGCCAACAGTCATTATGTTGGTTGGCCCGCCAGGAAATGGAAAATCTTCCACAGCCATGACTTTGGCTCATTGTCTAGCTTCAAAAACTTTGGAGTATGACAAGGAAAGATTGGAAACTTTTCGTTCAGATGCAGGCTCCGCCATTTTCTGCGCTCCTGCTGGGGAATTTTATGACGGAATTGATGAGAACTGCATTGTTTTCATTGATGATGATTTTCTCCAGGAAGTTCCAGGAAATGGAAAAGTTTCTCCCGGGGCTTCGTTTGTCAAAAGAGAAAATCCTGTTCGTTGGAATGCTCCAATGGCAGCTCTTGAGAAAAAGAATGCGATTTTTATCAATCATCGTTTCACCATACTAAGCACGAATATCAAAACCATTAAGGACAAAACAATGGAAGATCCTCGTGCCATGGGGAGACGGATAGATTTCATTCTTGAGCCTGTCATGCCCGAGAATTCCAAGGAATGGAGAGAGTTTGGTGCTTTGGATATGAAATACCAAGCTCGGAAAATGGATCCACAAAGTCGAAAAATCATCCCGGCCCCTATTGAGGTCACATTCACGGAGTTTTTCCATCTTGCACTTGCCCATCAGGAGAAGAATCAAGATTTTTTCCGCCGTACAAAGAATGCGGAAGAATCTGTTTACAAATCCGTTGTTGGGACTGAATGTAAGAACAAGGAAGAACTCCTAAAAGAGTTTGCTGACCTCAAGTGGGATTTCCGTCGTGATGATGTTCCCGATAACGATCCATTGCCTCAACCACGTCGCCTTTATCGTGCACCGCGGAGTGACAATCTTCGCGAGAATGTTCTTTCAGGCGCATTTGTCCAGGAAATGGGCGACCGCGAGGAAGTTGTTTGGCATGAGGCTGTTGGATCGCCTTATCAAAACATTATCGAACCTGCGTCTGCCAGGACGTATCGTGAAAAGCGTCGTGCGTTGGCCACTCAAATTGTTCTCAATGAGGCAATTACTTATGAGGAGGCCCAAGCCTGCATTGACCGCTTTGAACGAGTTCGTCCGTCTTGGCATGATCTTCCCAGAAGAGATCTTTTGCTCTTGACTTTCAATGATGATTGGAGGTCTGCTTTTCTTCCCACCCTCGATCCGATGGCTATCGAACCTGTTGGACGGGAGGAAGGAAACTTTTGGTACTCTTCTTTGAGGACGTCGTTGGGTTCAATTGTTGAGAAAACAAAGGAGTTTTTCTCTTCATGTTCCATGTCCTTCGACTCTCCCTACCTTATTGCTCTTCTTTCTGGCGTGAGTGCTGCAATAGGCCTTAAGTCTTTTTACGACACTTATATGTCGGGAGGAGAGCAATATCAGCGGACCCCAAACCGACAAGAACGTCGGAAAGCTTCTTCTCGAGAGATAGCCAGGCGCCTTGCCCGAGCAAAGAAAGTCTCAGCAAGGACCTTTGAGGAACAGGCCTCTTTCAAGGCTTCTGATGCCATGATTGAGTTTGTCCAAGACAAGATGATCCAGGTTGGAATACTTCGGAATTATGGACATAAAATCACTTACACAAAGAGTGGTACATGTCTTCCGATTTCAGCCAACCTTATTGTCATGCCCAGGCATTTCATCACCCGTCTTGGCCATGCCGAATTGGATGATGGAGTTATCAAGGCAGGTTTCAAGTTTGAAACAAAAGACTGGAGCATGGAAATCACAATGGATGACATTGAAATGCTCTCTGATCCTGAGGACACTTCGGTTGACCGATGCCTTATCAGGATTTTGGCAAAACAGTGGCCTGCCCGACCCAACATTATTGAACATTTTGCTGGGGAAGATTCCATCAAGACCGTTTGCTTTTCGGCAGGATATACCCCTCAGGCAGTTCTTGTTTGGAAAACAAAGGCTGTTGCGCTAAAACTTTTCCACACTCCATTCTTCAAGATTGATCTTGATTATGATGACCCTGATGATGATAGGGTCAGAAAAGACAGCATTGGCTATTCATGGACCACTATGAGTGGCGATTGCGGATCTATTCTTGTTGGAATGGAGGGAAGGGGCGTTTCGGCGAAGATCTTTGGCATGCATTATGCCGGAAACGGCGTGAAAGGTCAGTCTGCTCCCATTTCCAAGGAGTGGATTGTCGGGTGTATTAGGGGCACATCCGCTGAACCCCAATTGGAGGGGGTGACGGTTCCTGTGCTTCCAAAACACAAGTTGGATTTCACCCCCAATTCAGGTGTAGATGTTGTGACGCGTCATTGCGAGCTTCCGTCAAGGGTGTTCGTTAAGAATGATATCGTCCAGTTTGCACCGAATGGGGTTGAGACACTTCCAAAAACTCCTTTGACGGGACCTAGTAACACTGACCCTCGACTGTTCACAAAGAACAGGGCTTCGTTTACTGTTCCCGTCCTCGATTGTCCGGAGTTCACTCCGGAGAGAGTCTCCGCTATCGTTGATGATATCGTTCAAATGATCGAAGTAGCTGACACTTCAGAAATGGAGTGTAGAGTTCTCAGCTTTGCCGATGTCATGAATGGAAATGATATGTTCGAAATTGATGCTCTTGATTGCAACACTTCTCCTGGGTACCCGTGCACGTCTTATGATCTGACAAGGAAAGATTTCTTTGTTTCGTCATCGGATGGGCGCAGGGTCCCTCGTGAACATTTTCAAGACTTGATGGAAAACATTGCTCACATGGAGTCTCTTGCTCTTGCTGGCTACCCCTTACCTGTTATCTGGCAAATCTTCCACAAAGGCGAACGCCTTAAGATCCAGAAGATTGCCGACGGCAAGGTCAGGGATGTCAACGCTGCTCCTCTTGACTTTCTCGTGCTCAGCTCCATGTATTTGGGAGCCGCAGTGGGAAAAATTAAGAGGGGAGCTCCTTTTAATGGATGTTTTATTACATCCTCCCCCCAGTGTGCAGAAGAATGGCACGCTTTTACCATGTCCTTGAAGGCTTTTGATGATGCGCGAAATTGCGGTTCTGGCGATTTTGTGAATTTTGATCATAGTCACTCGAGGGCCGTTCTTGAAATTCCGGCGGAAGTTTTCCGGCGTTTGTACCCCGGTGCAACCGAGTCAGAACGCCGGGCCAGGGACAGCATTATGGGTGAGATCATGCACCCTAAGCTCATCTTTGGTTCAGTTGTGGAACAACGAGATGGATGTCTCCCCTCTGGAGCCCTGACCACCACCCCTTGGAATTGCATAATTGTGCACTTTCTGATGAGGTGGACTTGGCTTCGCCTGCACGGGTGGGACCTTACCTGCATACCTGATTTCAAGCGGCACATCAAGCCATATGCCTGCGGTGACGACAGTATTTATGCCACTTCCAAGGCATATGCTGGTATGTTTACCGAGGCAGAAATGGCTCGTGCGGTCAGAATGCTTGGTTACAATCTCACATCTGGAGACAAGACCCCTCCGAAGGAGTACAACACTCCATTGGAAAATCATACTTTTGTCAAACGTGGCTTTCGTTTTGAGCCATATATTGGAAAGTTTGTTGGACCGATGGTGTTGGATGCTGCCTTGGAAATTTGCATGTGGTCCAGATCTGGCCAGAACTTCAATCTTGTTGGAGCAAGCAATTGTGAAGACACCATGAGAGAACTTTCTCTTCATGGGAAGGAAGTGTATGGTCAATGGATCAGCAAGATCAAGGCTCACGGAAAGGGTGTTTGGAGTCCGGAAACGACGGAATGGTCCGTTGTGTTCCTCAGATTTGCCAAGGAGAACACCGAGGTCGATGTGACTCCGTCCGAAGACGAAAAACTACGAGGGAGAGTGAACCCCCGGGGTGATCCCGTAAGCACTTATAAAATCCAAAGTTCAAACAAACAAATTATCATCATGACCACAGCACAAACTGAGCCGATCAAGCATTTGGTCGACTCAGGTGCAAATCAGAACACTTATTTTTCAGACGATGCAGCAGGCAAAAAGGAAAGCCCAGCCACGTTTGATTCAAGTTCTTTAACTTCCCTCCTCCATGTTGAGGGAACTCAGGATATCACTGCTTACTTGTCGCGCCCATACATTGCGGCAAGTGGCGTGTTCTCGACTTCTGACACGGGGGCAATTGCTGGATTCTCTCCGTATCTTGTTGTCGGGGCAGCTTGGTCGACAAAAATTAACAATGTCCAGCTTATCAGGGCAGACGTTGAAGTCACAATCAAGCTCAATGCTCAGAGGTTTGACACTGGCAGGTATATCCTGTACTATGTCCCGCAGTTCGGGTCAAAGATGCCCGCTGCTGGTCCTCAGGAGTTGTTGTGGAACTCCAACTTGACCCAATATACCCAAATGCTGGGTGTTGAGGTCGATTTGGCCACCACCACTTCAGCTTCTTTCACCATTCCTTGGATGTCCATGACTCCATATTGGCCGGACCAATCGACTGCAACCGATCAATGGGACGGGGGACGAATTTATCTCCGCCCATATGCCGCTTTGCAGCAAGTCAATTCAAATGGAAGTCCTGGTTATTCAATTTATGTGCGATTCCTAAATATTAAGCTTGGGGGCCCAACCATTACCCAGGCTGGAACGCGCGAAGAACAGGTTGCTGCGGGTATCGGTCCTGTCAGTGGGTTTGCCAGCAAAGTTAGCAAGTCCGCAACAATACTTGGAGAGATTCCGTTCATGGGTCCGTACATGAATGTCGTCTCTTGGGTGTCCGATATTTTGGGTCAGACCGCGAAAGTTTGGGGCTGGTCAAAGCCGCCAGTATTGAATGCTCCCAGTCTTGTTCAGCAGAGACCAACTGCCTATGTTGAAAACGTGGATGGGTGTTCGACAGCTCGCGTCTTGGCTGGTTTCAGTACAAATCAAGTTGAGCCTGTTCCAGATGGTGTTGGTCCCTCTGAGGATCAAATGGCATTGATGTTCTTCGTTAAGAAGTACGCCTATGTCACTTCATTCTCATGGACCACTTCAAATCCTGCAGGAACCAGTCTTGGTTATCTTGCAGCAAAGGCGTGGTGGACAAACAGTGCTGGTTTGGCTTTCACAGTTCCGCCTGTCAGTTACCCTCTCACCATGTTCAGTAAGTGGAGGGGTGGACTGAAGTTCAGGGTCAAACTTGTCAAGAATGAGTTTTACTCAGGCCGTATTGGGATTGCTTTTGCACCCATTGAGCCTGGAGGAACGTATGCCATCGGTTTGACTGATTACGCAGTCCAATATAATCGCGCAATCATTGATATCCGTGGTAGGACCGAGTTCGAGTTCATGGTTCCTTATTCATCAGTCAGGAATTACTTGACCCAGTCTCTTCAGTTCGGGACTGTCAATGTTTTCGTGGTGGATCCTCTTGTTGCCCCGGATTCTTGCCCGAACAACATCACTCTTCTGGTTGAGGTTGCAGGTGCTGATGACATGGAGTATTTTGACCCTGTCACACCATCCTACACCCCGTGCCTTCCTTACTCAATCCAGTCAGGAAATGAGGAGGTTCTTGTCGAGTGTTTTTGTCTTGGAAAGGATGGTTCACCGTCTTTGGCTGTTGATAAGGCGGCTATTGGTGAACGTTTTGATTCTCTCAGACAACTTGTTAAGAAGTTATGCTTCAAGACAGGTATGTTTGTTTCTGCAGGAGCGGGTACAGGAGTCCGTTTCATGCCCTTTTGGATCAGTGTTGCAAAGCAACTCACTTCTCTTGCTACAACTCCTACTACTCCTAACTATCCTGTTGATTTCGTCTCGCTAATTGCGGCGTGTTACGGAATAACGACCGGAAGCATGAGAGTTCAGCTGACTCCATCAGCATCAGGAACGCGGCTCGTGATGTTTGGGTGCTCAAGCAACAATGCCGGTTCGACGACCATGACTGTCGACGGCAACGCTCCCGATGTTCGTACCATCTTCTCCGTGGATAAGGAGGGGGTGGCAGACTTTCAAGTCCCAGGTTACAATCAGTATCTTGGGCGGCCCACTGCAGCTAATTTGAGCTGCACTGCGGCGACATTGGTACCAGGTACATATCCTGGGACTAATATTCGAAGTGTTGCGCTTGTTTGCGTCACTTCGGATGCTCTTGGAACGGTCACTGTGACCCGACAGGCTGCGGATGATTTCAATTGTCTGTGGTTTGTTGCCACGCCGTGTCTCTATTAGTCATTTTTGGACTGATGGAGCTGAGAATATAAATCAAACTAATGTAGGTCTAGAGATAGATCTCACCAAAAACATATGAAAAACACAAAATACCAAAAACAATGTCTGTTTGGGGGTTTTTCTTTGGAGAGATCGAAAGCTAGAATCCATCACAGGATTTTCCCTTTTCTTGTGATGAAGAATCGACGTCCTAACCCGGGACGATCCCTAGGCCTATATGGCCCTGGATCGGGGTTTCGTCGAGTTTCTAGTAGGCTCGCCCGCTCGCCGGTTATATCCCGGACCGCCATCTGCGTGTATCATGAAGTACCCGTGGGTGTCGGCCCATTTTTGGATAGGCGAGACCCGAATTGAAGGGGTAGCCTACTCCCCTGGCAGTGAGACACTGTCAGGAAGGAGTTTTCTTAA